GGTGAACACCAGCGGCGACTTCCTGTGGCAGCCGTCGGTGCAGGCCGGCCAGCCGGACCGTCTCCTCGGCTACGAGGTCATCACCGACCCGAACGTCGTGGCGACCGGCACGAACCAGAACAGCGTGGCGTTCGGCGACTTCTCCGGGTTCTACATCCGGGACGTCGGCGGTGTCCGCATCGAGCGCAGCGACGACTACGCCTTCGCCAACGACCTGGTGACCTGGCGTGCAGTCCTGCGAACCGACTCGGACCTCATCGACGCCAACGCCATCAAGCTCTACCGGGGCGGCACCGCCTGATCCTCGGTCGAGGTGGGGAGCTGGCCTGGTCGGTTTGTGGCGGCCGACCGGGCCAGCTGTCCCTCAACTAGCCACACGACACGCCACAGGAGCCACCGATGCCACTCCACCGCCATCCCGGCCAAGACACCCAGGACCTCGAGCAGGCTGTCGCCGACGTCGAGCGCAAGGGCGGCCGCGTCGTGCAGGTTGTCGGTCAGATGGCCGGCCACTGGTGGCTGCTGGTCGACAAGCCGTCCCGCAAGCCTGCCGGCGCGCGTGAGACCCGGGCGGCGGCCAAGTGAAGATTCTCTGGTACTCGAACGCGCCGTGGGTCGGGTCCGGGTACGGGCAGCAGACCAGCCTGGTGGTGCCGTCGCTGGTTGACGCCGGCCACGACGTGGCGCTGGGTGCGAACTACGGGCTGCAGGGCGCCAAGCTCGACTGGAACGGCCTGCCGGTGTACCCGGGCGGCTGGGACCAGTGGTCGAACGACGTCATCAAGGGGCACGCCCTCAACCACTTCGGGCAGCAGCAGGGCTGGGTGCTCACCCTCGTCGACGTCTTCGTGCTCAAGGGCCCGGCGTGGCGGGAGCTGAACGTGGCGTCCTGGTGCCCGGTTGACCACCTGCCGACACCGCCGGCGGTGCTGCAGTTCTTCGCCGACTCCGAAGCCGTGCCGATCGCCATGAGCGAGTTCGGTCGGGACCAGCTCGCCAAGGCCGACCTCGAGCCGTTCTACGCGCCGCACGGCATCGACACGACGGTGTTCCGGCCGGGCATCACAGACGTGCGAGGCGTGTCACCGAGGCAGATGCTGGGGCTGCCCGACGACGCGTTCGTGATCGGGATGAACGCTGCGAACAAGGGCAACTACAAGGCCCGCAAGGGGTTCCCGTGGGCGTTCGCCGCTGTCGGCATGTTCATGCGGGAGCACTCCGACGCCGTGCTGTTCCTGCACACCGAGCGGCACGGCATGGCCGACGGCTTCAAGCTGGACCGGCTGCTGCGGGCCTGCAACGTCCCGGAGGACCGGGTGTTCTACATCGACCAGTACGCCTACCGGCTCGGCCTGCAGCCCGAGACGATGGCCGGAATGTATAACGCCTTCGACGTGCTGCTGGCGCCGTCGATGGGGGAGGGGTTCGGCATCCCGGTAATTGAGGCGCAGGCGTGCGGCGTCCCGGTGATCGTGTCGGATTTCAGCGCCCAGCCGGAGCTCGTCGGCTCGGGGTGGACGGTGGGCGGCACGCCGGACTGGGACGAGGGGCAGGGCGCCTGGTTCCACATGCCGTCGGTCGACCACATTCTGGCGGCGCTGAATGAGGCGTACGCCGGCGAAGGCAACCCGGAGAACGCCCGGGCGAAGGCGCTGGAGTACGACCACGACCGGGTGTTCAACAACTACTGGCAGCCGATCCTCGACCAGCTGGAGCAGCGCATCAGCATCGTCGACGCCACCGCCGAACCGATCGACGTCGGGAGGCTGGCGTGAAGATTGTCGCCGGCATGGTGATCCACAACGCCGTCACCCACGACCGCCTTGAGCTCGCCAAGGAGGCGGTGTGGTCGCTGGCCAGCGAGGCCGACGAGGTGCTCGTGTGGGACAACGGCTCGACCGACGGCACCGAGGAGTGGGTGGCCAGCATCGGCGGCCACTGCTACGTCCCGGCTGACGGCAACACGACCGGCGGCCGGGGCATGAACCGGGTGTCGACCGCAGCAGCCAAGCGAGGCGACGTCGTCGTCTTGACCGCCGACGACATGATCTGGCGGCCCGGCTGGCGTGCCGTCGTCGAGGAGTTCTGGACGCACGCCGACCCGCGGATCGCCGTGTTCTGCGGCTGCTCGAGGACGAGTACCCGTGGAGCGTTCCGGAGGGCGGCATCCGGGTCGGGACCGTGCACGGCCTGATCCGACCCACCGTCCCGGGTTCGGCGTGGACGTTCCGCAGCCAGGACTGGTTCGATGCCATCGGCCCGTTCCCGGAGGTCCAGGGCTACGACGACACACCCACCTGCCACCGCCTCGTGTCCTGGGGGCGGCTGCTTGTTGCCGCCGACCTGGCCGAGCACCGTGGCGAGGATCGCAGCGTGTGGGGCAACCAGTCCTACCGGTACGCCCGACCGCTCGACACCCGAGGCTTCCCGGTCACCTCGACGCTGCCCGGTAGGATGGTCGGAGACGACGCCACCCTGTCTGCCCGGGAGGCGCCGTGAAGTACGTCGAGCTGGACGAGCTCAAGGCCATGCTGTCGATCGACGACTACGTCGACGACGAGCTGCTGTCCAACCACATTGAGGCGGCGAGCCGCACCGTCGACGACATCTGCCACCGGGTGTTCTCACTCGCCGACACAGCGACCGCCCGCACGTTCTTCCCGGATTCTGGCCTGCTGTGCACCGTCGACGACATCGGGTCCACGTCCGGGCTGGTCGTCAAGATCGACGACGACCTCACCGGCACGTTCGAGACGACGGTCACGTCGTACACCTCGCAGCCGGACAACGCCTTGGCGAAGTCCCGGCCGATCACCCGGCTGCTGGCCTACGACGTCTACTGGCCGCAGGACATCCGACCCACCGTCGAGGTGACCGCCCGCTGGGGCTGGCCGTCGGTGCCCGAACCCGTGAAGTCGGCGACCGCCATCCTGGCCGGCAGGCTCTACAAGCGGGCTGACAGCCTGCTCGGCGTCGCCGGGTTCGGCGACCTCGGCGCCATCATGCTGCGCGCCGTCGACCCGGACGTGAAGCTGATGTTGCAGCCGTATGTGCGGGTGGCGGTGGCCTGATGGCCGGCAGCCTGTCCGACATCAAGAAGGGGCTCGCCGACCGGCTCAAGACCGTCCCGAAGCTGCGGGTGTCGGCGCAGATCCCCGAGCAGGTGAACCCGCCGGCGGCGGTCATCTCGAGGGCGAGCGTCAACTACCACCGGGACATGGCGGGCGGCACCACCGAGTGGACGATGCAGGTGCAGCTGATCGCCGGCCGGATGGCAGACCAGCAGGCGCAGCGCACCATCGACGCCTGGCTGGCGTGGGACGGCGACCGGTCGGTGCGGCGGGCAATAGAGGCCGACGGCACCCTCGGCGGGGCAGCGCTGGACACGATCGTGACCGACGCCGACGCCCTCGCCACCTTCCAGATCGGCGACTCCGAATACATCGGCGTGACCCTCAACGTGACGGTGTGGGCGTGATGGGTGGCGGGGTGCCGTCACCGGCCCGGAGTAGCATGGTCCTGCCGGGTCGCCCTGCGGCTTGGCCATACGCCACAACTCACATCCGATCCTCAGATCACGGGAGTTAGCTGGCTATGGCCAAGATCGTTCTCAAGGACGCCTACGTCAAGGTCTCCAACCTCGACGTCAGCGATCACTGCAACCAGGTCACCCTGACCACGAACGTCAACGAGGTTGAGACCACCGCCTTCGACGGCAACGGTCACGTCACCCGTGTCGGCGGTCTGCAGGACTCGAGCGTCAGCCTGACGTTCCACCAGGACTTCGTGCCCGCCCAGATCGACGCCGTCGTGTCCGGCCTGCTCGGGTCGCTGGCCACCGTCGTCGTGGCGCCCAACGGCTCGGTCGTCGGTTCGGCCAACCCGACCTACACCTGCGAGGTCCTCGTGACCGAGTGGGGCTGGGAAGGCGGCGTCGGCGAGCTCGCAACCAAGGGTGTCACCTGGCCGGCCAACTCGGTCACCCGGGCCACCGCCTGAACAACCTAGAAGGGAGCGCCACACATGGCCTTGATGACACTCAAGGTTGTCCCTGCCAAGGGCGACCCGGTGACGGTGCCGGTGACACCGAAGGTGATCGTCGCTTGTGAGCGACATTTCAAGAAGGGCATGGGCGAGCTGTTCTCGGCCACCGGCGCCTCGTACGAGGCGATGGCGTTCGCCGCTCACCAGGCGATGCTGCAGTCCGGGCACGAGGTCAAGACGTTCGACGCCTGGCTTGACGGGATCGACGAGATCACCACCGAGGAGGACCCGCCCGTCCCTTTGTAGGAACGCTCACGATGCTGGTGGCTCAGGTGGCGGTAGCGACGTCCATCTCGCCGAATGAGCTGCTGGAGGCGCCACCGGAGATCTTCTGGGCGATGGTGCAGGTACTCATGGACCAGCAGGACGAGATCGAGAAGGCGCAGAGGCGGCGGTAATGGCACGGGCAGCGATTCGGGTGAGGGGCCTCCAGCACACCTTGCGCGCTCTGCAGGTCATTGACCCGGAGGCCATGAAGGCGCTGCGCAAAGGTTTCAAGCAAGCGGCGACGCCAATCATCGAGAAGACCAAGCGCCGGGTTCCGGCCCGACCGATGACGAACTGGGGCGAGTGGGGCGAGCGCCTGGACTGGGACAGCAACCAGGTCAAGCGTGGGTTGAAGACGCAGATCAGCGTCACGAAGCGGTACGCCGCCTTCCGGCTGGTCTCCAACAGCGGCGCCGGTGTCGTGTACGAGAACGCCGGCAGCAAGTCGCCCTACAGCAAGTTCACTCTGGGTCTGGTGCGCAGCGGCCACGGTCCCGAGCCTCGCCTGCTGGTGAAGACCTGGAAGGAAGAAAAGGGCATCCGACAGATGCACGTCGAGGTCGGGCGGCTCGTTGACGATGCAGTCAACCGGGTTGCGCAGGCGGTGCGCTGATGGCAATCAGGATCAACGTCGTCGGCGATTACAACGACAAGGACATCAAGCGCGCCCAGCGGGACCTCGACAAGCTCGGCGGCGTCGTCGGCACCACGTCGGCGACGTTCTCGGAGAAGTTCGCCACGATGGGCGCCAGCATGGCGGCGTTCGGGA